GCCTTAATACGTGCAGCTTCAATCTTGTCAGCAGCATCCTGTTTAGCTTTCAGGCGTGCTTGTTGTTCCTTCGCAACTTCTTGAATGGCAGCATCCCGAACAGCCTTAATACGTGCAGCTTCATCTCTAACCGTTTTTTTATCTAATTGCATTTGCGCAGCTTTATCGGCTACTGTTTTTGCAATAGATTGTAAATTTAATGCATTCATGTTAATTTCGCTATATATTAGCATTCCATCTGCACATATGTCAACGTTGGTAGATTTATTGGCTTTAATAATATCAATTAATTTCAGATTATTATCACGATCAGGCTTAATAATAAATCGTATATATTGGTTTTGTTTTAAATCAATATTCATAAGTTTATTAACAATAGAAGATTGACTTATAGGCAATAGATCATCCACTGGCAGTTTTTCATCGATATCTTTGATTTCAACATTGAATATCTGATAGTCGATATTAATGTCGTTTATACAAGGTTCCAGGTCGATATATAGAATTTCCTTACGAGATATGGGTTTGTTTGCAGTAATGTTTAATACATCTTCCATAGTTTTGACTGTTCCGGCAATATTAGTAAGATTTTCCATATAGATATAGTATGTAAAGACTAAAAAATTGAATAACTAATACAAAATATAATAAAGTTAACAAGTAAATTAAGTCGATTAATAAAATCATGAATTATCAAGTGGAAGCTCCTAAGAGGAATACTAAGGCATTGGTATTTGATGTGGAAACAACCGGATTGTTGCCACGAAAGCCGAGGGGGTCGACAAGTCCTATTCCAATATCAGCATATCCTCATATTATTCAGTTAAGCTTTGTAATATATGATATTAATAACAAAAAGTTGATCCGGTCGTATAATTCGTATGTGAAATTGAAAGGGGATGTAGTGATCGGCGAGTATGTATCTAAACTAACAGGAATAACTAACGATATTTGCAACGATAAAGGAGACAATATAATTAACGTATTGAAGGCGTTGTATGATGCATATACAGAATGCGACGTAGTAGTTGCACATAATATTGATTTCGATGAGAAGATGACTTTGATTGAGATCGAACGAAACCGCGAACAGCTAGTTAGTGTAGTGCCAGAATGTATGACATTGTTTAACAAGTTATATGAACAGGTAAATGGAGTAGACCGATATTGCACAATGCGTAAGGGTACAGCATTGTGTAATATAATTGGACCATCGAACGGATCAGGTAGACCGCCTACTGCGAAATGGCCAAAATTAGCAGAGTTGTATGCAAAATTATTCAATGGCGAAGTAGTGGATGGTATGCACAATTCCATGGTCGACGTGTTGGCGTGCATTAGGTGTTATTTACAAATGAGACATAATTATGACCCGGGATACTTGACATTGGAGTAAATCAAGATCAAAAAAATCAAAATCAAAATCAAAAAAAATCATTGCAAATGTATGTATTGTATTTTTTATGCAGAGCACATTTCACATATTTCATCATCTTCTTCGATAACTGTGGTTGATATTTTCTTTTCCGGTTCAATCGTAAATTGTTGTGCCTGATGTCTAGCGCGACGTCTTAGGTAATACATTCCCGTTTTTAACCCCTTACTCCACGAATGAAAGTGCATAGATGTTAGATTAGAATAGGTGGGGTCTTCTAACCATAGATTGAGGCTTTGACTTTGACAAATAAACGCACCTCGATCAGCAGCCATATCAATAATGCTACGCATAGGAAGTTCCCATACCGTCTTATATTTATCCTTGATCTCTTGTGGAATAATATCAATATTTTGAACACTACCATTGTTAGCAACAATTGCATTCTTGATTTTTTCGTTCCAAATGTCTAGTTTAATTAGATCATTCATTAAATACTTGTTGGCGAGGATAAATTCACCAGCAATGGTACGTCGATTATAAATATTACTGGTAATTGGTTCAATGCATTCATTGTATCCCAATATCTGTGAAGTAGACGCAGTAGGCATAGGTGCAACTAGTAGCGAATTACGAATGCCATATCGTTTAATGTCTTCCTTTAACTCATGCCAGTCATATCTATCGGAAGGATCAATATCCCACATATCAAATTGTAGTATGCCTTCACTGGCCGGAGATCCATTAAACGTTTTATATGGACCGTCTTGCTTAGCAGTGATACATGATTGGCTTAATGCTGCGTGGTAAATCGTTTCAAAAATATTCTTATTAATTTGTCTAGCAGCTTCGCTAGTGAATGTAACGTTCATCATCATGAATACATCGGCTAGACCTTGTACACCAATACCAATAGGTCTATGACGCATATTACTCCTCTTAGTTTTTTCAGTAGGATAAAAATTCACATCAATTACCTTATTCAGATTGTACGTAACTGTCATGGCGACTGAATGTAACTTCTCATAATCAAATAGTTTGTTGTCAGGGTCATTTGGATCATCCTTGACAAATGCCGGTAGAGCAATACTAGCTAGGTTACAAACAGCCGTTTCATCTTGATCGGAATATTCTGTAATTTCGCAGCAAAGGTTAGATGATTTGATGGTGCCAAGATTTTTCTGGTTACATTTGTTATTAACGGCATCTTTGTATAAGAGATAAGGAGTTCCTGTCTCCATTTGCGCATCTAATACGCGAAACCACAAATCTCTCGCCTTTATGGTTTGCCTACCCTTTCCAGACTTCTCATAAAATGTATACAACTTTTCAAACTCATGACCATAAACATCAGACAATCCAGGACATTCGTCTGGACACATTAATGTCCATTCGCCATTTGCCTTAACGCGCTCCATAAACAAATCGGGGGTCCATAATGCATAGAACAAGTCTCTTGCTTTCAGATCTTCCTCGCCATGGTTTTTCCTCAATTCTAAGAACATCTCAATATCTGCATGCCATGGTTCCAAGTAGATAGCAAAACTACCGTTACGCTTTCCGCCACCTTGATCGACATATTTTGCAGTATGATTAAAAACGCGTAGCATGGGAACGATGCCATTGGATTCGCCATTTGTTCCACGAATATGACTACCGGACGCACGAACATTATGAATATGTAAACCGATACCACCAGCCCATTTTGAAATAAGTGCACAATCTTTCAGAGTATTGTAGATACCATCGATACTATCATTCTCCATTGCAATCAAATAACAAGAAGATAGTTGTGGGTGTGGAGTGCCAGCATTAAAAAGAGTAGGAGTTGCATGCGTGAAGTATTTTTGTGACATTAATTCGTAGGTTTCAACAATTCTCCCATAATTATCACCATGAATGCCAATAGCGACACGTAGCCATAAATGTTGTACACGTTCAACAATTTTTTTATCAATTCGCATCAAGTAGGCTCTTTCCAACGTTTTAAACCCAAAATAATCAATCAAATATTCGCGGGTATAATCGATGATGCTGTCCAGCTGATTTACAGTGATGTTAGTAAAGCCTTCAACTGGTTCGTCATATTTGATAATGGTATTATACAATTCCTCCGAAATAAGGGGGGAATGTTCACCATGTTTGTCCTTGTACATATACAACTTCTTCATTGTATCAGAAAAACAGGAACATGTGTTTTTCATATGGTTCGAAACAATGATACGACCAGCGAGTGCACTATAATCGGGGTGTACTGATGACATGGACGCACATTGTTCAGCAGAGAGTTCATCAATTTTTGTGGTAGATATATTATTATACAATTGGTCGATTACCTTCATGACCAATGCCGTGTAATTTATTTTTATGTTTGCTTCTAGACCAATGGTCTTAATTCGGTTTAATATTTTATCAAATGAAACGATTTCTTGCTTGCCTGACCGCTTTGTTACATACATTTCATCATCAATATTGTCAATTTGTTGGTTAGACGTGAAGCTAGACATATTACTAAGTAATGATATATATTACTATCTATATCATTTTCTAAACTAAAAATCCAATTTGACCAGACAAATTTTTTTCGTTTCCTGTATATTTTGTATTACATGTGCGCCTGATATATCGGTAGTTGGTGTTGGCGTTTTTGGAACGCGTTTCTTTGCAGCGCGATGTTCATATCCGTCCACGCGTTCTGATGTTATTATGTTCCATACATTTTGTATCTTGGGAGCTGCTTTTTCAAACCATTTGCGATTGCGTTCAACGAGGACACACGAAAATTCATCAACATACCAGTAAATGGTAGTGAATAATACTAGATTTGTTTTGTAAGCTTCTTCTCTTGCACCGGCAATCCATTCATGTATTTTGTTATGTTCAATTTCTACGGATAGCGGCATATATACATAAATCGGTTCAATATTCGTATCCATGTCGCGTTTTATAAAGTGCAATATAATGCCTTTGTGTTCAGATGCCGCATCTGTATAGAATTCTTGTTCACTTGAATATTCTTTCATTCGGGTTTCAACAAAATCGCATTTGTCTAAGTTGCATGTTTCCATTTGTATCTGTGTTTGTATCCAATATTCTTCCTTTGGTATGCCAGTGATTTCACGATTTACGATGTTTTTTATTTCGAGCATTCGACCGAAACGATCACTTGTTGGGTCTATGTTAATTCCGTCAGGCGACGCACCTACACACGAAATGTCCGGGTGTTGAATACATCCGAATTCGCCAATTTTAGTTTGATACATCATTTCATATAACATTACAGTAACCGGTTCATATTTTACACCCCAGTGCATAGGAGAATTTATATTGAAATGTCTAGTTTCACCTGGACCAGCTTCGATAGATTTACATTTTTCATATATCAAACTATTTATTTGTGATTGGCTTCCAAATACTTTCCATAAATTACTGGCTGTAATCAGACCATTTCTAAACTGATACCATTCCGGAGTGCGTTGTTCTGGTTGAGGTATAGCTTGTAACCTTGTGATTTGTTGTGTCAAATCGTCAATGTCATCTGACATCATAGGTTGTATGGTGTTTACTGTATAGGGTATTGAACGTTGGGGTAATCCGCAATACATTGAATATGTTTCCATCACACCTTCTACTAATTCGATTAACTCATCGTATTCTTCGTCATCATTGCATAAGTCAGCTAGTTCCCATTCTAGGTACAGTGTATCAGCAACATGTTTGCAAACATCTGAATAAAACGAGGGGTTTGATAATTTAATTAGATTATTGCAAAAACATTCATCAATTAAATCATATGCGTCATCTATAATTTCAGCAATATCTTCACTAGTCAGATCTTCGAATGTAAATATGTAAAATTCGCTAGATGTTTCGGATACCTGCTCACTGACTTCCGTGTCGCTCGAATAGGAAGAAGATGTGTAATAGACATCGGTTTCTGTTTCTGTTTCGGTTTCTGTTTCTGTTTCTGTTTCGATTATTGCATTTGTTAATTCCATTTCCATTATATATAATAAAATATTGCCTCTATATATTTTATCATATACACCTTGTC